GTATCTGCATCAGTTTTACCTTTTGGTTTTGCTCTTCCTTCTTCATCATCCCAAGCATCGTCAGGGTCACCTGCAGTATCATCTGTTGCTGTATTTGGTGGTGAACCATGTTGTTTTATATAAGTTGCTTTAGTTTTATCACTTGCATCTGCCCACCAACCTGATTCTACTACATAAGTGTGAAGTTTTTCTGTTACACCTTCATCCACCTTTTCATATCCACTTCCACTTGAAATTTTACTTCGTCTATCTTTTCCTTTACCACTAAATGCATGTGGTGTCTTATAAGTTCCATCTCCACCATATGCAACTCCAGCGGATGCAGTTGTAGTTGCTTCTTCTACTTCTTTTTTAATTATGGTACGAATTAATTCCGTAAATTTCTTTTTACTTATTTTGGTGGACATTTTCCAATTCCTTAATCAATTCATAATATCTCATTAGTGCTACCACATGAGAGTCTTTCACATACTGACCACTTGTTGCAGTCTCAGTATGGGAAATTGCTTCTGTTAATTTTATTTTAGTAATCTTATCATCAACTTTTCGTAAGTGTGATTTTAAAATCTTTTTTACTTTTATAACTTCAGCATCTATAAATTCTCTTAAAGAATTAGTGTTGGAAAGATTATTGATATATTCTCTCAATAAATCCTTTTGATTTTCACTTAGAGTACTATATTTTTTATTAAATTTATCAACTAATAACTGATAAGTTAATAATCTAATATCTTCTTCTTGACCAGAAAAATCTGATTTTTGTTTTTTAGAGGTAGAATGTCCGTGTGCAGTAATACTTTCCATTACTGTTACTTTACTATCTGTCTCAATTACGGGCCCAAAGTTTTTTCTTGTGGATTCGACCTCAAATACATTATATATTGAAGCCAAAACTTTATAATTAGAAATTCGTGAATTAAAGAAATCAGTTAAATCATAATTTTCTTTAATAGCTTTAATTAAATTATATTTTTCGTTTCTGAGTTTACGATTAGATAATTTTCTACGATTTTTCGTTACCGCTTCAATTAAAATTTTCGCATGATTGGAATTTTTATACTTTTTCTCCATCAAAACCTTATAAAGTTCATTCTCTTTACCTAATTCTGTATTAGTATTAAAGAATTCTTTTACTATTTTGATAGCTGAACTATCATTTTCGTTATTTAAAACGTCAACTGTTATCTGACGAGTCAGTAATTCAAACAAAATTCCAGTATTTTTGATTTTGTTATGCTTTTTATTATAGGACATTAAACGCTCCATTAAAATATATATTTTTCGTACATATATAAATATAAAAACTTCAAATAATTATACATTTATATGTTATTCTTTCTCAACAAAATCATCATACTCATTTTTAATAGCTTCTGATTCTTTTGTCTCTTTTAATATCTCTTTCTTAGAAATATTCATTGATTTTTTCAAGGCATCATAATGAGAAAGTGCTAATGGTACTTTACTTTTACCCAATGGATCTCTATCTCGTGCACTACCATCTTTACCATACTTACTCATTTCCTTTGGTCTACCAGCTCCATCTTGTCCACCTTCAGGTGCTCCACCTTTATCAAATAGTGAACCCATTGCTGTATCTTCAGGTTCTTGTTGACCTTCTTCTCCAGTAGTTCCAATGTTTGCCAAATCACTTGGTGTACCGACTGCCTCTTCACTTTGAACTGGATCATTACCCTCAACCGAAATTTGTTCAAATCTAAATTTCTGTTTTTGATCCTTTACTAATTCTTTTTCTATTTCTTCAACATCTTCATCTGTAAAATTGAATACATTCTTATATACCCATTCTGTTGAAAGTAATTGATTATCTTTTATATCACGTGCTAATGTAACTTTATTTCCCCACAATTCAAGTTTTTCTTGTTCATAAATTGTAGATGGGTTTGTAAGATTCAATTCAAAGTTTACAAGTTCTTCATCTGTAAATCCTTGTGAATATAAGTGAACAACTGCAATCTTTGTTAACTCTGATATAATAATTCTTTGTATTCTTTCAATGGTACGAGCAAATCTTACATCTTCTGCTGCAAGTGTTGCTTTACTTCCAAGTGATTCTTCATATCCAAGAAATGCTTTTGGAATACGAAGAGCTGCCAACATACGATTTTTCAAATATTCTAAATCATCTGTAGTTTCATATTGCATCCCTGGTAGTGATTCAATTTGTGTTCCACTATCTCCACCACGAACTGGTAAGAAGAAATCTTCTGTAAGATTTTGGATATTAAATTTCATGTTATAATCACCAGTTGATTCATCAACAAATGGTGTTTTCTTCATCTTATTGATTATTCGTTGCATATAATTATCAACTTCGTTTGGTGGAATGTTTCCAATATCAATTTTGAACATTCTCTTTTCAGGTGCTCTCATAATTCTGTGAATTAACATAGCATCTTCCATCAATGTAACTTGTTTCCATACTTTACGACCACCTTCTAACATTGATTTACCATAAGGAATTAAATTACTATCACTTGCCAATCTAAAGTGAGCAATTTGGAAATTTTCAAACTCTATTTTTCCGTGTTGTTTTTTATTTACATGCAAATACGGATGAGTTGCTTCCATAGTCTCTAAATAAAATTTTGTATAATATGGATTATCAGGATCCTCACCTTCTGCACGAATAACTTCATATGGTGATAGTGGAATCACATTTGTAATTCCATACTTATCATTGATATCTAAATGTAAAAAGAAATCTCCATACTTACACATATTACGAACCCACGGCCATAAATTGAATTCTATATTCAATATATCATAAAAAAGATTATGTAAAATTTCATAAATATTATCATTATCACTTGTTATCTCTACTACATTACCATATTCACTTTTCATTGTTGATTCATCAGCGTATATATCAAGTGCAGATGATATAATTGAGTCCGTATCCATTGATTCATAATCTTTAAATAACCCAAGTCTTGCTGCCATTACTTGGTGTACTGATGAATATCCCGTACCTACTAAATCCAAACCACTATGTAGTTTAGAATATCTATCTACGAGATGACTTCGCACTCCATGTTGTAACATATCGGTGTCTGCGATTTTTAATTTCTTACCACCAACATTTCTTACGATTACATTTGTACTGAATAATCGTTGTAGTCTACCGAATAATGTTTTATCTGCCATTTTTTACCTCACTTACAAGAGCCATTCTAAAGACTCTTTCTTTTGATTAACATCCCATGACCAGGAGTCATTTTCATTGTCTTGTGGTGTATAAAGACCATCAAGTTCTATATGACTAAGAGTTTTCTTAGTAATTTCTATACCTTCTTGTCTTAACCGTAGAGCAGTATCTCGTACCCACAAACCGATAGCAAATGACATAACTAAATCATCATTGTATCCTGACATTGCTTCTGCTCTGTTATTATTATAGATAAAAGTAAATAATTCATCTATAAGTCTATTTGAATGAACCACTACTGATTCATCTCTAAAATATTCCTCTAATTTTGCAATAATTAAAGGTCTTGACCTTGCGGTGGTACTAAATCCTGCCACCATATTTTTTTCTGCTGATCTATATCGATTACTTAACTGATGTTGGACATCGATATATTGTAAATCTTTACTTGTATAAAATAGATTAGGATAATCCCTATCTATTACTTGTTGGATGGTTGCCCAACCAATATTATTGTTTTCTATAATTAGTAAGGCATCGTTATATTCCGTTGAAATACTCACTAACATATTACCAAAATCTTTAGTATTTATCCTACCTTTATATTCTGCAACTTGCTCAACCTTCTCTATATCAATAACATGGAAGGCACTATAATCTGCACTGTCACCACGACCAACATCTGCACATACTACATAACTCTTTGTATAATTGGGTGGCTCCCATACCCATAAATTACTGTCAACTCCACGTCTTTCTAATGGATCTTTAACCGACTTTTCCTTACATTGTTCTAAAATAACACCATCAATAACTGAAGTACCAGAAGTTATGAAATCACAATCACATTCTTGAGCTGCACTCTGTATACCTAATAATGAATCTTGTTCATCTCTCCACTCTTGATTTCTATCAGGATGTACCGTCCAATGAAGTTTGATAAAGTTGAACATACCTCTACCTTCTTCTGCCTCAACCCAAGTTCTGTGAAACCAATTTCCAACACCATTTGGTGTAGATAAAGCTATACATTGACCACCAGTAGTTAAAGTTTGTTGAGCTGCAGTCCATATATCATCAATCTTATCAATGAATGCTGCCTCGTCTAATATCAATAATGATAGAGCTTCAGAACGAGCTGCTTCTGGACCAGATGACACTGCCTTTACTTGTGAACCATTTTTATACCGTAAATTTAATTTATTATCCTCAACACATTGTTGTTTCAACCAACTCGGTAAGTTTGCGTGCATCACACGAATCTTAGTTACCAAATTCTTTGCAACGTCTTGTTTTGTGGCAATTACCAATACATTTTTATCTGTATGAAATGTCATCATCCATAAAGAGTATCCAGCAGTAATTGTGGATATACCAAGTTGTCTTGCTTTCAATATAATGTTAAATCTATGTTGTTCAAATTCATTAACAGAAGATTCTTGAAAGTCATACAAATCAAATGGTATTTTACCTTTAATTGGATGTTGAATCAAACAGAATTTTCTCATAAAATATGCAGGATCTTTAGCACATTTCACATATTCTTGTTTGATTACATCTTTTAATGGTGTATTATTAGTAGACATTATTGTACTATCTGACCGGCAAGATTTACAGAAGTTACAGTCATAATCACTCCATAAGTGAAATACAACCATTTATTCTCATACCAACTGGGTTTCACAAGTTTTACCTTTTTTTCTAATATTTCTGAACGTTCTTTCAATACTTGAATCGAAAGGTCTTTATTCGCAATTATTAGTGAATCTGTTTGGGCATTT